CGGCTTGTTTTCATGTGGTGAACTAGTGCCGTCAGACTGTGCCGCGTCTCTGCGTCAAACAAATACGACTCTTGCGCGCCGCCTTCCTCAATTATTCGCTTTCGGTGTTCGTCTTGCCGTCGTGGTTTCATTGATGTGCCTCGGTTAAATAAGGTCGTATCCTAGCAGACAACGCCCGGCACGCTAGACCGTTCGTCGAATAAACTCACAAACCTGCCGGCGCGCATCCTCAAAGCCGGCGCATACCAGGCAGGTATCTCCCACGGTTTGCAGGTAGTCCATCACTTCCGACTGCTCGACCGACACGCGCCCGCCTTTCGCCCGCTTCATTTCGATGCGGAGTTTCCACGCCGGAACGTGCAGGTCAGGGATGCCGGGCACGACGCCTTCAGCTTTCAATTTCTCCGCCGTGCGCTTGTCCCTATAACCGCCGTTCGGAATGGCATAAACAAGCACGTCGGGAAACTCCGCGCGGAACCAGTTGACGAAAGTCACCTGCTCAACGTGTTCATGTGGCACTTGCTGTTTCATAAACCACCTTGTCAACGCGATAAAACTTCGTCCCACTGTCTTTGTGGAACTCAATCGACGACGGCACTCGCGGCTGATTGTTTTCAGTTTCTATCATCACATCCTCTATCGTCGGCATGAATGTGCCGAAAAAATCCCGGCACATCCGCGCCCACCGATACTCAAAAAAACGGCCCTTGTCCGTGTGGTGATACGGCCGCACCCATTCGCTGATCGTCACCCCATCAGTCAGGTAATCAATGCGTATGGTATCCGGCTTGCCGTCCTTGCCGGGCCATTGCCGCATCACGACGCCTCGCACGTTCGCAGTTTGCTTGCGGTATGGATCGCTCGCCATCGCGGCAGCAATCTCCCGCAGTTTCTCGTTCGGGTCTACGATCTCGGCTTTGCACCGATGGCAATACCGCGCCGATATGTCGTTTTCCTCTTCGCAGGCGTGGCATTTCTTGTGCGACCATTTGTAGGCGCACTGCACATGCTTACCAACCACTAGCACCACACCCTGACAGCGACGCCCATAGTGCGCAGGTATCGTGACGCCTTCCGCGTTTTTGATCGGGTTGCCTATCAGGTCGGTGAAGTTGCCGTGCAGGTCAACGCGGTATCCCTCTTCATTCTTTCGCGCCGTGAACTCGTTTTCGTAGTTGCACAACGGACAGACTGATTTCATCTGCACCACATCGCCCTTGCGCTTGATCTTTATCACCGGCTCGAAAATATCTCCGCCGGGGCAATGTCGCTCCAGGTTCTCCGCATAATCCAAAATCAGGCAGTCCGCTTTGCCATCGTGCAGCCGCAACCCGCGCCCAACAATCTGCTGTAGCAGGCCCACGCTCTCAGTGGCGCGCATGATGGCTACCACGTCTATCAGCGTGGCATCAAAGCCTGTCGTGAGCACGGCGACGTTTACAACGTACTTGAGTTGTCCGGCCTTCACGCCTCGCAATATGCGGTCACGCTCTCCGCTGGCAGTCTCGCCCGTCACCATCGCGCACATTCCAGGCGGCAGGCTCGCCATGACTTCGTGAGCGTGCGCAACCGTGGCAGCAAAGATAATGCAGCATCGCCGGCCAGCCGAGCGCGCCACGATATCCGCAACAATTGTCGCAGTCTTGCGGCCGTGGCCTTCAAATGCGCGCTCAACGCTGCCAGCGTCAAAAATACCATTGCTTTTCAGCACAAGCCCTGACGTGTCATACCCCGATTCATGGTCAGCAAAAACCGGCGGCGTGAGATACCCTTGGTCTATCAGGTCACGCGCACCGATGCGGAAAATGCGCGAGTGAAAAAACGGCTCAACCGACTCCTTAACCTCGCGTCCTTTTTCGTCACGCCCGAAAATGTAGCCCGTGCCCATCCGGTACGGCGTGGCGCTCAGCCCGATGATTCGCAGTTTCGGATTCTGTTGGCACATGTGCCCGACGATGTTCCGCATGGTCGGTGTGATGCCGTGCGCTTCGTCGATAATCACGGCGGCGAACTTGTCACCGAACTTTTGCAGGCTGTTGCCGATGGTTTGCGGCGTGCCAAAAACAACCGGGTGTACCATTTCCTTTCTGATGGATGCTGAAAAGATTGATGCCGGCGAACCAGTGGCGCGGAACTTTTCATAGTTCTGCTGCACAAGTTCCTTACTCGGTGCCGTGCATAGGATCTTCTTCCCGCTTATCGCATGAATGCGCGCCGCAACGTCGGCAATAATCAGGCTCTTGCCGGCCCCTGTCGCCGCGTCGATAACGCACGGGTCAGTGCATCGGCGAATCCACGCAATCGCGGCATCGCTGGACTCCTGCTGATACGGGCGCAGTTGCATCATGGCGCTGGCACGTCCGACGCAAACGCGGACTCGGTCTCCCTGATAATCAACTCGGTGTAGAGTTGTTCCGCCGTGCATGTCGGCTTGCCTTCAATCTTGACGCCTTCCGGCGCCATGACGAACGCGCCGTAATCAATGGCCATCCGTTGCGGGTCAACGCCGGCAACCTCATAGCCCATTAGCCCCATCAGTTGCGGGTGCGTGATGTAGTTGCCGCACAGGGACGAACCATGAACGCAGGTGAACCCGCCGTCAACCGGCGTGACGTTCGCGCATGTCCGGCAATCAATGCGCGCCGGTATTTTCCCCTCGCAAACCAGTTTATGGTCGCACATCGCGCATTTGTAATCGCGTGACGCCTCCGGCATTGCCTCGCTGGCAATGATGTTGTGCATCCTTTCCGTCTGGACTGCCGCATAGGCCGCGTCATACGGAATCCATAGGCACAGCAATTCCCCGTCATCCTTGTTGAGCACAACGAAAAGGCACTTTTCCAACCGTGCGCCAGTGCGCGACAGTTGCGGAGAGTGGTGCATATACAGTTGCATCTGCGCAAAGTAGTAATCAGGCGGCCCGGCCTTCACCATTGCCTTGAACGATTTCGCGTTGGCGCTCTTTACTTCAACCAGGAAGAACTCGCCGCCATCCTCGCCAATGCCGTCAATGTGGCCGAGCGGCTTGCCGTGCGCGTTGACCAGTTCGGCCTGTTGCTTGTGAATCTTGACGCCTGCAGCCTTTAGCCAATCAATCGCCAATTCCTCGGTAGCATGACCGAACGCAAAAACCCGCAACCGTTGCGCCGGGTGAGCGATAACCGTCGCATTGCGCAACGTAAACCACATGGCACGGTCGCACGACTTCCAGCGGCTTGCCGTCAAATGCTCGCATCGGTTGACGCCTTGCGCCGACTCTTGCGCCGTTGCGATTCTCTCCAGAATGCCCATCGAAACCCCCGGCCCGGCGAACCGGGCCTGTGTTTTTTGTTGTTGAATCAGAACGCGATATCACCATCGTCGAAATCTTTCGACGGCGCGGCAACCTTTGCAGGAACCGGAGTCGCGGCCACCGACGTAGTAACTGCCGCGCCTGCCGACTCAACCGCCTGCACCCAGTTTCCCTGTTTGCCATTGAACTCCCACAAGCCAACGCGAATCACCATCGGCACATTCCGCAGCGCCATTGACAGGCTCGCGTCTGTCGGCTCAACGCCGGCATCCATGAGTTTTCCGCCGCAGTTGTAGTCAATAGCGGCAAGCATTTTCTTATGCTTGTCGGCTTTCTTTGCGTCCGGTTCTTCAACCTTCACTTTGTGGAAAACGACGCGGCCTTTGTACGGGCCGTCGACAACATCCCAACGCAGTTTGATGCTGCGCTCGCCTTCGTATTCATCCCATCCCGCCTCGGTGATGATGGCGCGCACCTTAGTGCCATCCGGCAGCGGCGTGCTACTGCCGCCGACTTCCGCCGTGCCCCTGGTATTCGCCTTGTTGATCGTGCCCGATTGAGTATCCCAAAAAGCCATTTTTCATTCCTCGATGATTTTGACGATTGCGGCAACGGTGCCGTCCTTCCGATACGTTTCCGCGTTCACATCCGGCAGCAAGGTTTCTACGATCTTTTTAAAGTCAATCGCGCCCTTGCGCTGCTGGAATGTAACGGTAACACCAAACCCGGCAGCACTGACGCCACCAGACAGCGCGAGCAATTCCTCGCGCGCTGCCGTGCGTTCGTCTTCTGCCAGTTTCGCCGCGTGTTCTGCCCGGCGAAAACGAATAGCGGCATTCATCCATTCCTGATCGAGTCGCGGCGAAGTCATGACGCAACCCTCAGCGCAGGAACAAACTCTGCCAGCGGGTTGACGCCGCGCACGAACGGAATATCCGACGTGATGCCGTAGCGGTTTTTGCTGACGTTCGCAGCGGTTGCGTAGGTGACCAGAATGCGCGTGCCGTCGCTGATGGCTTTCTTGCGCTCTCCGTCGCCTACCGTGTAGGTCTGGAGCTTCAAAAAGCCAACAATGTCGGAATCGTCAACGTAGGGCGCGACCGACTTTTTGCCGAGGCGCAGGCTGTATCGTGCATACGGGTCACTGTCCGGCAGTTCGATGTTTTCTGTCTCCGCGTGAGCGACGAAAACAACGTGCATTCCGCGCCGCTCATTGATAACACCGGCAGCCTTGCGCACTCGCTGGTGCATCATGGCAACGGCAGCCAATCCGGCACCGTAACCGCCAAGAGCCTGATTGATACTGCGCGGGTTTTTCGGGTCGCTTGCCATCACGTCGGCAATGAAAAACCGCTCCAGCGCCGTCACGCTGTCGATAATCAGCGTTTTGTAGTCGTGCTGGCCGGTGATGACGTCCGTCAACTGTTCCCAAAGATCGTCAGTCTTTGTCAGCAATGGAAACGCATCGGGGCGTTCTTTCTCGGTGATTGCCTGCAATCCATCCTCGGCGCGAATCACAATCGGGCGCGGGAATGTTGCGGCAAGTGATGTCTTTCCCATGCCGGAATCGCCGCATATTGTGGCGATAACAGCACGGTCAGCAGGCTTGCTGACGCGTTCAAGCATTGACATGTTGCGTACCTCTCTCTCGTTTCTGGAGGTGGCACTCTGTCAAATTCCTAAACAATGCACAAGCCCCCGTTGTAAAATTATTTTACAGGCGATACCTTGTGCATCCCGACAACGCCAACCGAGGCCGGACAATGACAACGCTTGAAATGGTCGAAACAATGAAAGTGAGTGGCTACTCACTCGCGCTAATTGCGCGACAGTGCGGCATTCCGTACCACACGATGAACCGCTTTTATGCCGGGTCGGCAGAACTACAACCGACCGACGAAACAGCCGTGCGCCGCTTTTGCCAGAATCACCCGTGCGTGAAAGAGGCGAAAAAATGAAGCCGCCGGCCTACTCAAAGTCGCTCGACACTGACTTTGCGCGGCGCAATGGCATCCTCTTGTGGATAGGCTCGCGTGAAGCACTCGCACTTGCTGCGGCTCGCCGTCGTGCCGGCTTTGGCAACTGCCTCGCCGTTGTCGATACCGACCCCGAGGACTGCGACTTCGGCTGCCTTTTCGGACTTGACGTGACCATCCTCGACACAATGGAAACCGAAGGAATGCGCGACTACGTTGTCGCCCTCTTACGCGCAGGCGCGTGCGCCGTGGCCGTACTAAACATCAATGGCGTTGTCACTGACGACAACGGAAACGCCCTGATCGTGGAAAGATAATGAAAAAAACAGCCGCCTTCACCGCTGACGAAATCGCACAACTCCGCGCTGAGTCCGTCGCCAAACTTGCCGCCACCCTTTCGGCATCAGCGCCAACACTCGACGACCACCCCGTCGATATATCCGCCGTTGACCTCACTCAGCCGCCCGGCTTTGTCGGCACCGTCACCGATTGGGTGGACAGTCAGTGCCGGTTCCCACGCCGCAACCTTGCCGTCGCTGCCGCGCTTGTCTCTGTCGGCAACATCGCCGGACTGCGCACCACTGACGACCTGGACGGCATCAGCCTGAATTTGATCGGGTTCTGCCGGGCCGGAAGTGCCACCGGTAAAGAGGCGATACAGCAAGCCGCGCTAGAACTCCACCGCGCCGCCGGCATTCAAGGCGCCGTGCATGGCGGCATAAAGTCGGAACAGGAAATCATCCGCAACCTTACCCGCCATCAGGCCGCGTTTTACATCGTGGACGAAATCGGAATCATGCTGAAAAAAATCAGCAACGCTCAGTCCCGGGGCGGAGCCGCATACCTTGAGGGCGTTATCGGCCGCATCATGGAGTCATACAGCAAAGCCACCGGGTTCATGGTGCTGTCTGGTGACGCGCGAGAGGATCTTCGCAAATCGCTGAGTCAGGAACTCAGCCAGTGTAAAAAGATTGTCAACGAAAACGAGGACACCGGAGGCCGGTTCGCCCGTCGTGCCAAGCAAGTCGAGCACGCGCTGGAAAACCTCGACAACGGCCTTGACCGCCCGTTCTTCTCCCTGCTCGGCTTCACAACCCCGGTAACGTTCGACGATTGCGTCACCTACGAAAACGCCACTAACGGCTTTGTTGGCCGGGCGTTGCTGGTCAACGAACCGGAAACCAACCCGCAACCACGCGCCGGGTTCAAGAAACCGCCCATGCCGGCCAAACTGTCGTCGGCACTTGCAAACCTCTACTCCCCAGGCTCGCACGACCCTCAGGCCGCCCGCGTGGAGTGGTATGAGGAGCGCAGGGCTATCAGCACCACGCCCGACGCCTCCGACGCACTGGCGGCCGTGCAGGGCTGGTTCTTTTCGGTAGCGGCCGAGGATGCCAAGCAACGCAGCGGCCTAGAGGCCATCCCTCGCCGCGCCTATGAGCTCGTGGCCAAGGTCAGCACCATCCTCGCCGCTCACACTGGCACCCGCACACTGGAGCACGTCGCCTACGCCTACGCGCTTGCCCGCCGGGATGCTGACTACAAAATCGCCGTCGCCAACGCAAACCTGCTATCAGCCCGTGCTGACGTGACGAAATCGTCAGACGCACGCACTGACGCGCTGTGCCAGCGAATCCTGACACTGCTTTCAGGATCGGACGGAGAGACACAAGGGGTCATCGTCAACCGCCTGCGCAAGTCCTACAGCCGCGACGAGGTGTGCGTTGCCATCGGACGCCTGACGGCAGCCAACGCAATCGAGCAGGTAGACGCCACCAACCCCACGAACGGCAGGCAGGTCAAGGTCAACCGCTTGACATCATGACGCGCCTGATACACGGTCAAGGCGTGTGGCGCGGGATGGGGTCGAGATAGTCCGAGATAACCCCAATGGTACCCGCGAGATAACCCCACTTCTCCCTTACAAATCAACGAACTAACCCCATAACCCCAGTTTTTCACAAAAGTTCCAACGGAAACTTTTGCGGTAAACATTTGCAAAAAATGGGGTTATGGGGTTATCTCGCTCTTTTCTATAATTTATAGGCCTATAAGTATCTAGTAAGCAGTAGTTCCCTAGGCGTAGTGAGCACTTATTTACAACAATTTTTCAGGGACTATCTCGGGGTACCATTTGGGTACCATTGTGGGGTTATCTCGATGGTACAAAAACGGCATTTTTGTATACGCGACAAATCAGGACAGAATGCCGTCTGTCGGATTGCTCGGACGCCGCATGTCAGAAAATTGGTAGCATGTGTGTATGCAAACCGTAGGCGACCACCTAACCCGAACCGTACTGCGCTCCGTCGAAACTAACGGCAGCATCCCAGGCATCCGCCGCGCACTCGCACGGTGGACTACTTACGATGTTATGCGCATCGTCGTCAGAACCGAACGCCTCGGACTCATTACCAAACGCCTCCCGGGCAGGTACGAAACGACGGCGGCAGGGGATGCGCTGATATACGGGGACACAGAATGAACCGACACGAACGACGGAAGTACGCAGCGATACACGGCAAGGCTGCGTTACGAAAACGGTTATCTGAAAACCTTCCAACCATTGACGTAAACAAGGATTACGCAAGGCGGCGCGGGATGGTTCTAGGGGATATCATCACAACCTCAATGGGTAACAGGTACTCAGTCCGCATCGTTGACGGAGAGGGGGAAATAACGTGACAGCAATCACTCGGCGCGGATTTCTTGCAGGCCTATGCGCTCTTGCGGCTACGGCAGTAGTAAGCCCAGAGTGTCTTATTCAAGCACCAAAGTCAGACATAGACAGGTTCATGGAAATGGCGCGCACAGGAACCGTCATGGGAATGACCTTCTATTTTGACGGCCCAGTGGACTTAACCGGCCTTCCACCTCTTCGTATAGAGGGATGCAATATAGTAATCTCTGGCTTAAGCAATAGACAACACGCGATAAAAATTAACAGTGGCATTCAAATACACAACAGCATTATCAAAATAGTAGATAATGACCAAGTATGGCGCGGTGATGCGCTGTACCCTGCAGAAGGACAATACCAACTGCTAGGCCCTATTTCTTTTGATGGTGGCGAGTTAAATATTGGAATCGGAAAGTCTGAGTTTTACAAATCACACAAAGCATGGGTTAACGCATGACCGGCCGACCGTCCAAGAAAACACCAGCCGTCTGCCAAGAGATATGCGAACGACTGTCCAAAGGCGAGCCGCTGGCGCAGATTTGTAGGGATGACCATTTGCCGGACAGGAATACCCTTTATGACTGGATGGCTGATGATGCCGACCTTTCCGGGCACATCGCGCGCGCGCGCGAGGATGGCGAGGATGCACTGTCAGTGCAATGCCTGACCATCGCAGACGAAGCCCCACCCGTCACGCCACAGGGAAGCACCGACTCCGGGCACGTCGCTTGGCAGAAGGTCCGCATCGAAACCCGGCTGAAACTACTGGCCAAGTGGAACCCGAAGAAGTGGGGCGACAAGGTGCAGACCGAACATACTGGCGGCATTAGGGTGATACCGGCAACACCGGACGATGCCAACCTGTGAGGCTAACCGATAAGCAACAGGCGGCGCAGTCGGTATGCTCTGGAACGGCAACGCACGTCATGCTGTTTGGCGGGTCAAGGTCTGGAAAGACGTTTCTACTGACCAGAAACGTCGTCATGCGGGCGCTGAAGGCACCTGAGTCTCGCCACGGCATATTCAGGTTCCGGCTGAATCACCTGAAGGCGTCGGTATTTCTGGACACCTTCCCGAAGGTCATGCGTACCTGCTATCCGGGTGTCGAATACGCGACCCATACGCAGGAGATGTTCGTAGACCTGCCGAACAAGTCGCAGATATGGTTCGCCGGACTAGACGACAAAGACCGTACCGAGAAGATTCTCGGGATGGAATTTGCCACGCTGTATTTCAACGAGTGCAGCCAAATACCGTTCCAGTCAGTCTCCACAGCCCTGACCCGCCTTGCCCAATTGGCGCCGCAGAAGATTGAAGGCAGGCCAGATCAGCCGCTTAAACTCAGGGCTTACTACGACTGTAACCCGCCGGCTAAGACACACTGGACTTATCGGCTGTTCGTCGAAAAACGCGACCCTGAGACGCGAGTTGCCATCCCTTACGGCGACAACTACGCATCGTTTCAGATCAACCCGAAGGACAACACCGCCAACCTGTCGCCGGAATACTTGAAGCAACTTGAATCGCTGCCGGCGAGAATGAGGGCGCGATTCCTAGAAGGCCGGTTTGCCGACGCCAACCCTAACGCGCTGTTCCCCGAGGAATGCGTAGACAAGTGGCGAGTCATTGATGGGCGGCTGCCTGACATGGTGCGCGTCGTTGTTGCGGTTGACCCGTCAGGCGCAGGCGATACTGACAATGCGGACAATGACGAAATCGGGATAGTCGTTGTCGGGCTTGGCACTGACGGCAACGCCTACTTGCTTGAAGACTGTACGGTCAAGGCAGGCCCGGCGACATGGGGGCGCGTTGCGACGTCGGCATTCGACCGCCACGCGGCCGACTGTGTTGTCGGGGAAACGAACTACGGCGGCGCAATGGTGCAGCAGACCATTCAGGTAGCCCGCCCGCGCACTCCGTTCCGCAAGGTGACCGCCTCGCGCGGCAAGCATGTCCGGGCTGAGCCATTCAGCGCGCTGTATGAGGCCGGGAAGGTTCGTCATGTTGGGATGTTCCCTGAGTTGGAGGAAGAACTTGCAGGGTTTTCAACGACCGGATATACCGGAAGTCGCAGCCCTAACCGGGCAGATGCGCTAATATGGGCGCTTTCAGACCTATTTCCGGCTATCGTGCGGCCTACGACAAAGGCCGAGATTGTCGCACCCCGCCCAACCGTGAACAGGTGGTAATCCATGCCGCGTGAATCAAAATCAGACCGCCTCATTCGCATCCACCAGGAAGCCCGGCAGGAGTTCGACGACATACAGAGCGCCATGCGAATCGAGCGGCTGCAATGCCTGCAAGATCGTCGGTTCGGCACCATCGTCGGGGCGCAATGGGAAGGTGACCTAGCGGCGCAGTTTGCGAACAAGCCCAAGTTTGAAGTGAACAAGGGCCAACTTGCCGCTGTTCGCATTACCAATGAATACAGAAACAACCGCATCACTGTGGATTACGTCAGCAAGGATGGAACACCTTCTGATGACTTCGCAGACGCCTGCGACGGACTGTACCGGGCAGACGAACAGGACAGCGCGGCCGAGGAAGCCTACGACAACGCTTTCGATGAAGCACTGTACGGCGGTTTCGGCGCATGGCGTCTGCGCACTGATTACGCCAACGACGAGGATGAAGACGACGACGAACAGCGCGTATGTATCGAGCCGATATTCGATGCCGATTCATCGGTGTTTTTTGACCTGAACGCCAAACGTCAGGACAAGTCAGACGCAAAACGTGCGTTTGTGCTGACCGCCTACGCGAAGTCGGTTTATCTGTCTGAGTGGAAAGACGACCCGGCAACGTGGCCGAAAGACATCACACAGAGCATTTTTGATTGGAACACGCCCGACGTTGTGTATGTGGCCGAGTATTACCGAGTAGAAGAGCGGCGCATCACGCAGTACGAATACGAAAGCGTGACGGGCGACGAAGAATACCTGACCTCTGACGACTTCA